GGCGAAAGACCCCGAGTTTCGGGCGGCTATCGACCGGGTCCGTCAGGGCATCAGCGATGAGGTGCGGGCCCTTCGGGAAGGTGACTTCCCCGAGTTCGCAGATTTCAGTGCCGAATACCTAGACGCCCCGGTCTACCCGCACATGCAAAACGTGGTCGATCTGATGGAGGGCCGCGACCCGTCCTGGCTGCACCCGGCAATGAACTGGGAACGCCAAGAGGCCGACTTGTGCATCGTGAACATGCCCCCCGAGCATGGCAAGTCCACGACCTTGACGATGAACTACATCACGTACCGGATCGTCAAAGACCCAAACGTGCGCGTCATCATCATTTCTAAAACCCAGTCGATGGCCAGCAAGTTCTTGTACGGCATTAAGACCCGGTTGACGCATCCGAAGTACGCGAAGATGCAGATGACCTACGGTCCTGCCGGGGGTTTCGATAAAAACTCCGAGTCCTGGTCGCAGAACATGATCTACGTCAACTCTGACGCCCGCGACTCTGGGGAAAAAGACCCCACGGTGCAGGCGCTGGGTATCCGTGGACACGTGTATGGCGCCCGCGCCGACGTCGTAATTTTGGACGACTGCGTCGATGGCACCAACGCGCATGAGTTTGAAAAGCAACTGGACTGGCTGCAGTCGGAAGTTGTCTCCCGTATCAGCGCCTCCGGCATGCTGCTGGTTGTTGGCACCCGACTGGCGACCAAAGACCTGTATGTGGAGTTACGTAACCCCACCCGCTACCCCGATGAGACTTCCCCGTGGTCGTTCTTGTCGATGCCAGCGGTGTTGGAGTTTGCAGATAAGTCTGAGGATTGGGTGACGCTGTGGCCCCGCACAAACGTGCCCGAGCAGGGTGCCCGTGGGGAAATGGCCGAACCGGATGAGAACGGTTTGTTCCCGAAATGGGATGGGCCGCGCTTGTCGAAGAAGCGAGCCCGTATCCAACCGCGCACCTGGGCGATGGTGTATCAGCAAGAGCAAGTCAACGCTGACGCGATCTTTACACCTGACATGCTGGCTGCCAGTGTGAATGGTGCCCGCTTCGCGGGACCGATCCCCAAGGGTGTGGATTCGGTGCGCGGCGGTAAGGGCGGCGACGGGCTGGTGTACGTGATGGGCGTTGACCCCGCGACCAGTGGCCACACCGCCGCCGTGGTGATAGGTCTTGATATCACTACACAGAAGCGTTACGTGTGTGATGTTTTTAACCGACCCGGTATCACCCCCACACAGATGCGGGAGATGATTACCGGCTACATCGACCGGTATGCGCTCGCGGAAGTGCGTATTGAGAAAAACGGGTTCCAGGGCTTCCTGGTACATGACCATGAGTTGAACCAATACGCCGCCAACCGGGGTACGTTGATTCAGCCGCACTTCACAGGTAACAACAAGCACGACGCTGACTTCGGTGTCGCTTCCATGACCGCGCTGTGGCACGGGTGGGAGGACAAGAACTGTCTCATTGAACTGCCTAGTTCGATGAACAGTGAAGCAGTGAAGGCGTTGATGGAGCAGTTAGTTACCTGGCATCCAGAGATGCACAAGAAACAAAAGACCGACATTGTCATGGCGTTGTGGTTCGCTGAACTGGCTGCCCGTGACCGTGTTGTGAAGGTGACCGGAGGAAGTCACCAGAAAAATCCTTTCCTTACCCCCTGGGATCAGCGACAGCAACGCAGTGTTTCGCTCATTGACGCAGAAGTGCAGGGGTTGTGGAAGCCAATAGGAGCGTAGATGAGTGACTTTGCCCGCGATCTAGGTGTCAAGTTTGATGCCTTGCGTTCGCGTTATTCGCGCCGCGACAACCGTATGAACATGGTGCGGTTGGTGCGCGACGGTCGAATGAACGAGGTGTACCCCGACCTGTTCCCCGAGGGTCCACTGAACGGCGGCATCGTCGCAAACATGATCGATGTGGCAGCGCATGACCTGTCCGAAGTGCTCGCTCCCCTGCCTGCCTTCAACTGCGCATCGAGCAAGTCGGTGTCTGATAGCGCCCGCAAGTTCGCGGAAAGGCGTTCGCTGATTGTTCGCGGCTACGTGGAGCATTCAGACCTTGCCCGTCAGATGTACCGGGCCGCTGACCAATACTTTTCGTTCGGTTACGTCCCCGCGATTGTGGAGTTGGACGACGAGAACAAGATGCCCCGCATCACTTTCATGGATGCGGTCGGCGCGTACCCGGTGTTTGACCGGTGGGGCAATGTGAAGGAAGCGTTCTTCACGTTCTACATGACCCGTGATGACATCACGAATCTGTATCCCGAAGCGGCCCGCGTGATGAAGGATCAGCGTCGCTACGGCGCGCCCACGCGGGAGATGTACACGGTGGTGCGCTACCACTCCGCTGAACACAACATGCTTTTCATGCCCGAGGCCAACGGTTTCGTGCTGGAGATGCACGCTAACCCTGCCGGTATGTGCCTGGTGGAGTGGACGACGCGCCCCAGCGTGGACGGTGAGCCCCGTGGACAGTTCGATGATGTGATTGGCACGCAGGTTGCCAAGTCACGCATGGCGTTGCTGGCGCTTGAAGCGGCGAACAAGGCTGTGCAGGCGCCTTTGGTTCTGCCACCAGATGCACAGGAACTGGCTCTGGGCCCAGATGCGGTGCTGCGTACCGCGCAGGCGGAGAAGGTGCGGCGTGTTCCGCTGGAAGTTCCGTCTGCAGCGTTCGCTGAGCAGGGGCTGCTGGATCAGGAACTAAGGTCCGGTGCCCGCTATCCCGAGGCCCGCACTGGTGGCGTGGACGGGTCGATTGTGACTGGTCGCGGCGTGCAGGCGCTGATGGGTGGTTTCGACACTCAGATTCGCGCTGGCCAAGCGATGTTTGCTAAGACTTTGGAGCGTTTGGTGTCCAAGGCGCTGGAGTTGGATGAGCGCATTTGGCCTGATCTTGAGCGCACAATGCGCGGCAACAACGAAGGCACGCCGTACGAGATTAAGTACAAGCCGAAGCGTGACATTAAGGGTGACTACACCGTTGATGTGCAGTACGGGCTCATGGCTGGGTTGGACCCGAACCGTGCGTTGGTGTTCGGCCTGCAGGCCCGTGGCGACAAGTTGATTAGCCGTGATTTCTTGCGCCGCCAGATGCCTTTCGCGCTAGACGCTAGCGAAGAAGAGCAGAAGGTGGACATCGAAGAGATGCGCGATGCTCTCAAGCAGGCTGTGTCTGGCTATGCGCAGGCGATTCCGGCTTTGGCACAAGGTGGCCAAGACCCCGGTGAGGTGCTGGAGCGTGTCGCGGAAATCATCTCTGGACGCGAACGTGGCAAACCCATTGAGAAGGTTGTTATTGAAGCGTTCGCTCCCGAAGAGCCGCCACCAGGGGCAGAGCAGCCGGGTATGGAAGGCCTTGATCCGGCCTCCCCGGCAGGAGGCACCTCTGGTGGCTTAAACCCTGACGGCACCATGCGTGGTGTCGCTCCCGGCCAGCAAGGCATGGGCCCTGGTGGTCGCCCTGACTTGCAGACGTTGATGGCCAGCATTGGTGCTGGCGGTCAACCAAACCTTCAAGCAGGTGTGTCACGACGTATTCCGATCTAGGAGGCAGCATGGCCCGCAACGCCAATCTCATGGCAAGCATCGTTATGGGTGATATTGCGGTCAGCATTGTTGCTTCCGGTACGACATACTCACCAGATATTGCAGATGACATTGCACGCCGAGCCATTGATCTGTGGCACGGCGCGCTAGAAGAGTTAGACGAGTTCGACATGTTGGGTAATGAGCCCGACGACGAGGACGAATTCGGCCCCTCTCCTGAGCGAGAGTTGCAAGACCCGCGCATTGTTCGACTAATGGATGATTGGGGTGACGATTATGCCTAGAGGTGGATATCAAAAGCCACGAAACCCGGCCCCTGTATCGGCACCTGGCCGTCTTTCACGCAGAACAGATGGCGGGCCTGCGCAAACAACTGTCCCTATGACCGGTATGGCATACGGGGAAAACCAGGAATTTAACGATATGCAGTCAAGTGCACCACTAGCAGCCACTCCCGGCGCGGCTTCCGCAAACCCTGAAATTGGAATGAGCCCCGGGGGTGGTGCTAGTGCCACACCAATCTTTGCACCCACGACTCGCCCTGACGAGCCGATTACTGCTGGTGTTGATTTCGGTCCCGGCCCGGGGTCTGCCCCGAACCGCAACAAGCCTCGCAAGTTGACCCAGGTGCTACAGGAGATAGCAAACGACAACCCTGATAGTGATGCGGCTGCAATGTATGCGGTTGCTCGCCGGTTGGGTTACTAATGACAGAAGACCCTAAGCGCAAGAAGCGGGTCACTATCAGCCCCGAACTTGCGAACGTTTTTAACAGCAGCATTGTTGACACGGCAAACCGCGCATACCGCATGGAGTCTGCCCGTAATCGTGCGATGCGACCTGTTAATGAGCCTGCACCGCAGGTGAATCCTGACTTTAACGTTAAGCCTGACCGCATCGACCGCGAGAGTGACTTCACGCAGGCTGTGCGTGCCGCCTCGTACAACCCTGGCTCGCTGGCTGATCGGTATTCCGGTGACACTCGTGCTGTTGACGCTTACGTCGAAAGCAGGATCACTCGTGAGGGCGAGTATGACCCGAACCTGATTGACCCGTCTATCACCGATGCTGTCACCCCTGAGGCTATTGCTGCACGCAATGCCCAGGAAGACGTTACGGTTGATGAGGCCAAGCAGGAAGCGGTCGATGGTGTTGATCCTGAGGCCAACCCGTTTGACTTTACTGTCGGTGGCGCCGCTGATGCTGCCATGCAGGCAGAGTTGGAGTGGATGGAAGCCGAGGATGACGAGCGGCAAACTGTCGACACTCCCCCGGTTACTTCTCTAACGGGTCAAACAGACCGCCGTGACTTTATGATTTCGCGGTACCCGACTTTGGCGTTAGGTCTAGCGCAAGGTGATTTTACTGAGCGCGAGATGCGTGACACGGTCAACTTTTCGGTAGCGTTTGATTCAGCAGCCACGCTGGCTCAGATGCCTACTGAGGAAATGGCTCGCGCCTACCTAGGCAAGATGAGCATTGCTCAACAGTTGCTGGTGCTTGACATCAGCGAGGCGATGCGTCAAGAGCAGTATGAGCGGTCGCGCACGCCTTACCTCCAGCCTCGCACGGACGCGGAGAAGGCTGCCGCCATCGATGAGGCAAGTTCTGCGGCCTATCAGCAGTTCTCTTTTGAGAACCAGGCAGAGGCCGGTCAGATTCCTTTTGAGTTGGGACCGGCTGGATATGTTGCCGAAACTCTTGCTGACCGTGTAGCCCGCGTTGGCATTATCAACGAGGAAGATCAAGGTAACACGGTCACTACGTTCGCTAAGCATTGGTGGAACTGGACCGGTGGCCTGGCCTTTGAGGTTCTTTTTAACGACGTCAATGAGGCATTGCAACTTGGCTACCGCACAGTCTCTTTAGGTGCCGACAAACTTGGTGGGAACCAATACAACGCTGCCTTTGGGTCGAACTTGGGTTACGCCGGATACGACACTTCGTGGTCCGATGTGTGGGCCATGGCGCAAACCGGGGCTGTCGACCAAAACATGGTTGACCAGATTTCTCAAAAGTATGGCGCCGAGAAAACCAGCATTGCCTTGCAGTTAATGGAAGCGCAGCACTCTAGTGACCTGTCGGTTCTGCCTCAGATAATACTGGAGTTATCGCAACGGGAACTTGCTGGTGATGCTGGTGCTGGCGAGTTGCTGCAGTGGATAGGTGACACGCAGTACGCGGGCGGTGAGCGTTACGCCGAAGCCATGCAGGTGATGGACGAACTGCAGTTGGCACGCACGGGTAACACGGGAAACCTGTTCGCTATTGGTGTCATGGGCCAGCCCCCTGAGGCCGAGCGTTTGAATGTCGGACAGTCCACGACCTACAACGCTTTGTCCACTACGGGCCAAGTTTTCGGCTACATGTTGGACCCGTTCTGGTTCACCTCCCCGGCCCGTACTGGCGTGATGGCTTCTCGCTATGGCATGTGGCGTCTACTCAGTGCTGAGTCTCGTGGACTCAAGCGTGCAGATGAGTTCACCGCTGTGTTCTCGCAGGCTCCAGTTCGTCGCGCCTTGACCACCTTGGGTCAAGACTTGCGGGCTATTGATGACGCACCTGACCTTGGCGTGGCCGGGCAGACCCGTAAAAGTGTTGAAGCACGGTGGAAAAGAT